ACACTTTACTACCCTCTCCCTAGTGTTTCTAGTGGAGATTGTTCCCTCACTTTATAACTACTACCACTTCTTCGATATCTTTATTAAGTTAGTTTGCTTTGCCTGCTCATACTTCGCAGGCAAAGTGATTGCTTCTTACTATTTCTCATCCGTGCTAGTAGTTATAAAGTTCAAAGTACGTAATGTGAGTAACATATAGTGACAGAGAGAGGGGTCTATTAATCCCTACAACCGTATTCTAACGCTCTCACAGCCATTCTAATAACACTTATCGACGTTTGAATGTCCCTATATAGGCCGGGGGGGGTGGGGTGGGTCAAAATATATTTTACACAATCCCAATTCTTATATAACTCTTTAATCAAGTGATATGATGAGGATTAGGGAGAAAACAAGACTTTGGGTGAGGGCTTATAAGAAGAACAAGTTATGCCAGATTTGTGGTTGGAATGAACATTCAGAGATACTACAATTTCATCATACAGGTAATGACAAGGCTCAAGGAGTTAGTGAATTAGTTAACAATAATGTAGGACTCGAGAGAATAAAAGCAGAGATTGATAAGTGTATTCTGATTTGCCCTAATTGTCATATGTGGATACATTTTGAAAATGATTAATATTTTTAATATTTAAAAAAGAGAAAAAGACAAACAGCATAAGAAGGAGGTGTTTTTCTTTGATTAAAAAGATTAAAAAGAAATGAGTAAGATGGATTACTAACTTACTCATCCTATATTGAATAGCAACAATTCTTATTAAACTTTATTATTATTTAAAATCATGAAAAAAGATGACATAGTGTTGGATGAGTGGCAAGAGGAGATACTACAGCATGATGGGGATATCGTGCTTTGTACAGGTAGGCAAGTGGGGAAGACGTTGACGATGAGTAGGAAGGCATCGGAGTACATGTTGAATCATCCGGATTGTAGTATTATTATTGTTTCGTTGACAGAAGACCAGGCTAAGCTAATGATTATTATGATATTGGATTATTTTCAACGGCATCATCCTGGGCTGATTGCTAAGGGGAAGGACAAACCAACGCAAAATAGAATCGCTATCAAGAATGGTTCGGTTGCTTTGGCAAGGCCAGTAGGGCAGACAGGGGATGCTGTGAGGGGATTTACAGGTGATGTGTTGATAATTGATGAAGCGTCGAAGATGCCTGAGCTTGTATTCGCTTCGGCTAAGCCTGTTTTGCTGACTAAGGGAGGGCAGATATGGATGTGTTCGACTCCGTTTGGGAAGGAAGGGTATTTTTGGGATTCGTTTTGTAACAAGCAGGATAGGTTTAAGGTGTTTCATATCACATCTGAGAAGGTGATGAAGGATAGACCCTTGACAGCGATGTGGACAGAGGAGCAGAGACAACAGGCTTTGAATTTCTTGGAGGCTGAGAAGGAGGATATGAGTGAGTTGCAATACGGTCAGGAGTATTTGGGGTTGTTCTTGGAGGATTTGAGACGATTCTTTGATGAGAAGCTAATCGAGCAGGTTTGTATCTTGAAGAGAGTAGTACCACATCCTAAGGCAGATAACTATCTTGGGTGTGACTTGGCAAGGATGGGGGATGACGAGTCTTCGTTTGAGATACTTCATGCTCCACACGATAAGGTGATTAAGCAGATTGAGAATTTGACAACTCGTAAGACTTTGACAAATGAGACAGAGACTAAGATTAAAGAGTTGACTGTGATGTTTGGTTGTACGAAGGTGGGTATCGATGCGGGGTCAGGTTCTCTAGGGGTTGGGATATACGACCACTTGTTAAATGATGTTATTACAAGACGGAAAGTAGTTGCTATGAACAACAGAGCCATTTCTATGAATCGTGACGGAACTAACAAACAGAGAATCTTCAAAGAGGATATGTATGACAATCTTAAGGCAATGATGGAACACGGAGATATACTACTGTTAGACGATGACAATCTGAAGATGTCATTACGGTCTGTTCAATACGAGTTTCAGAAGTTTAAAGGTGAGATGACTAAGGTTAGAATCTTCGGTCGTTACACTCATATTGCAGAGGGAATCATCAGGGCGTCGTGGTTGGCTAAAAAGGAAAAATCTAAAAAGATGTTTATACAATATATATGATGGTTAAGAAGATTAAGCCTACAAATGATGAAGACGAATACGTTTTGGAAGATAAGGATTACTTACTGATTGAAGCTATCAGGTCACTAACAGCACAATTAAATCGACTTAATAATCTATCATAATGGCATGGACTTTGTGTACTTCCGGAGCATCTATAATCAAAGCAGGTGTAGGAGCAAATAGCGATATAGTAATCTCAGGAGCATTTTTAGCAAGTTGGAGTGATGAAGTAGAAGGGCGTATAGTTGCTGAGACTCGTAGGGATTGGGTTGATTCATTCCCTTCAGTAGATTCAGGGGTAAAGCTAGCATTGCAGGATGTAGCATCTGACCTTATAGCTATGAAAATAATATCTTATGATATGTCAGGTTACGCCGGTTCGAGAGAAGCAGAAACTATTTTAGATGTATTAAAGGACAATTCAACTAGAGTTTTAAATGAATTAAAAGACTTTAAATCCAATACTGTGAGGGATGTATAATGCCTGTTCCTGTAGTTTATCGTAAATCTACACCACTTACTCGTAATGTAGATTTTATTGATGTAGTAACAGGTAAGGGATTTCAAACATTCTTTGCCGGTAAGATATCAGGAGCAATATTAACATCTTTTGTATTTAATTCAAATCACTCAAGTGGAGGTAGCTACACTCATTTCACACCTACAGCAGGAGCTACGTTTGAAAAGGACTTAGATATGGACTTTGATACTGAAACTCTAAGCTTGCCTTTAACGGTGGACGGAAGTGCTATATTAGATGTAGCAATAGGTAATGACTCAGGTTCTACAAACACATTCACAGTATTTGTTGTTGGAAGGATAAGTATTTGGGATGGTACAACAGAAACTCTAATAGGGACAGCAGAAGGTGAAGCCTACACATTCGACCAACTATCAGCTTCAGCTTCAGCAGAAAGAACAGGGGTACAAATCCCATTACCTCGTACGATAATTAAAAAAGGAGAGAGTCTTAGATTGGGAGTAGAAGTTTGGACTAAAGACGCTACAGGTGGGACAGCACACTTAAACCACGACCCTGCAGGTAAGGAAATAGACAACGAATCAACTGATACAATCATGAAACTAACAATACCAATTAAATTGGACTTATAAAATGGTAGATACTGACTTAAGAAGCACAACAACAACTGACCTGAACTCAAACGTAGATGACTTCTCTGTAAAACGAGAACAGCTAGATGAAGAGAGTAATACTAATGAAACCTTTTGGGATAACGACCATTGGAATGAATATCTAGGCTACTACAAGCAGATACCTGAATTAAAGAAGGCTATAGACGCTTTGGCTTATTGGACAGCAGGAAGGGGATTCACAACAGACCCATTAACTACAGTACTCCTTCAAAACATCACCGGATGGGGAGAGGACACATTTCAATCAATAATGCAGAACATGATAACTGTCAAAAAGGTTAATGGGGACTCCTATGCTGAAATAATGCGTAAAAAGAATAATGATGTTCTCAATATTAAACCCTTAAACCCTGCTAACATACGAGTAGTAGTGAATAAACAGGGAATCATCACTAGATACGAACAAGTTGGTAAGAAAGGTAAGGCAATCAGTAAATTCTCACCTGAAAGAATACTACACCTCTCAAACGATAGAATAGGTAATGAAATACATGGTACAAGCGTTGTAGAAGCGTGTAAGTGGGTGATAGACGCAAGAAATGAAGCTATGAGTGACTGGAGGAGGATATTACACAGAAATCTAGCAGGATTGCGTATAATAGAAGTAGATGAAGACGACCCTACTAAGTTGAATCAATTAAAAACACAATGGGCTACTGCTATCAATAAAGGAGAGGTCTTAATCCTTCCAAAGGGTACTGCGTCACCAGTAAACATTAACCCACCTACTAATCCTGAAAATTGGATAAGATACTTAGAAGGGTTCTTTTACAAGGCTGTAGGAATCCCTGAGGTGATAGTTGGGGGTATTCAGGAGACTACAGAAGCCTCATCTAAGGTAGGATATCTAATATTCGAACAAGTGTATTCAACAGAACAAAGACTCCTAGAAGATGACTTATGGAATCAACTAGGACTTAAAGTAGAGTTTGAGAGACCAATAAGCCTAAAAGATGAGATTACAGAATCAGAAGAGAAGAATACCGGACAAGTGGGGTTTCAGGACAATGATGTACAAGCACAAGTAGGGAGGGTAGAATGATAGAAGAATATTTGTTTAATTATGGAGTATTAGGACTATGGACAGTAACACTCATCTATGAGAAGTATAGATTTCAGAAACAGATGTTGGATATCTTAACTAAGATAGAGGTCAGATTAAAATAATGGTAACACCAACAACAGGACTCCCACTATTGAAAGAAGAAAGAGAGAGACGTAGAGAGTTGGAGAAACGACAGAAAGAACAATCAGAGAAACAAGCTCCTGCCGGTACTGAATCTTTCCAAGATATAATCACCCCTCCTAAATCAACTCTAACCCCTTTTCTTCCACCCCCTCCAGTAATAAGCCCAAGTGCTAAGAACATACCCGGAGGAGGAGGACCACCCACACCTGAATCAGAATTAGTACTAGACCCAAACTTAGGATTCATTACAGAGGAATCATTAAGACGTAGGCAACTATCACCTACTGAAAGAATAAGAGAAGCAGGAGGAGACCCTCAATTAGGCATACAAGGCACTCTCTCAGTCGAACAGAGACAAGCACAGGACTTATTTACTCAATTTCAAGGAAATATACCTCCAGAAGTATTAGCAGGTCTCTCACCAACTCAAATCGATTTAATACAGGCACTAAGTGCAGGTGCGGCCGGAGCAGTACCTGGTGTAATTGGAGGAGCAATAGGGGGAGGAGTGCTAGGTGGTGGACCTGCGTCGATACCTTTAGCCGTAGGTGGTGCGGTGCTTGGGGGTCTAGGTACATTTATAGCAGGAGTAAGAAGCAACGTATCATCTCAACTAAGTGGTCAATTAGGTGGTCAAGTAACTGTATTAGAAAGAACACAACAAAATCTTAGAGCTGTAGTAACAGACATCAATACAGGTGGTAATCCAGTTAAAGGTGTACAAACGTTTAACGAGATTGTAGCTTTAGCAAGGATGAGTAATGCACAAGTAAAAGTAGATACTCAAACTTGGTATGCTAAAGGTACAGGTCAGGATGGTACAGCACTCTTAGCAAGATATGATATGTTCTTCGACCAAACACTTCCAATAATAGAAAGAGAACTCGAGCAATCTATAGCAAATCCAAATCCAAATAGATTACTCGTTGAGATTGATGAGATACAATAATCCTTAAATATACTTAATTCTAAACTCTTTAATGACAGAAGAAACTACTCCTCAAGAAGAACCTCCAAAGGAAGAGCCTAAGGAAGAGTCTAAGCCAATGTCAGACCTATCAGAGCAAGTTGATAAACTTAAATTAGAAAATGATAGGACAGAAGCCTTAGTCAAACGACAAGAAGAACTAGTGGCTCGTAAACTACTAGGTGGAGATTCAACACTCGAACAACCACCTGAGAAGAAAGAAGAGTCTCCTTCAGAATACAAAGATAGAGTAATGAAGGGTGACGTTAATGAAGGAAAGAATTAAATTAGTAATGATGTTCTTCATTATTGGAGGACTATGTTTCTCTCTAGGTTACGGCTATGGATTCTCACAAGGTATCTCCTGGGCTGTAGATATTGGATTAAACTTTATAGATATTCAAATAGACGAACAAATGATTAAACAAGGAATCTTCAATTACAAAAATAATATAGGACAATGTTTCAATGGTACATCTTTACTTTCTAACTAGGGGAATCAAAGACAACGTAGATAAGTTTGTTAATCATATGAGTTGTCAATACCTTCCCTACAAAAAGAAACAAGTATTTCCTAACTTACCAAACAATACAGGCTACATTCAATTAGCAATGAGACCTATACAACTGTGGGAGTGTGTAGTACCTGAGCCATCATTAAATACTGTGATGAAGTCTATTTGGAATGAAGGTGAGGAAAAGCCTAGAAACTCATTTAGAATGCCACTAGGAGCTTTTAGAAAGACTCTAGGAGCATCTCCTATCCCATCAATAGACAGAGTGGACAAACAAGCATTACCAATCTTTAAAGAAAATGTATGTATCTACCCAATCGGTATAAGAGAGGATGGGAGAGATGAGAATGGAGATGAGAATCTTTAAGACTAATCACTGGAAAGGATACATCTGTGAAGTCAAAGCGTGGTTAGAGAAAGGACAAGGACTAACATATATGTTGAAGTATCTAATACTCTTATTCGGACTAGCTTCACAAGATGTATATACTACACTATATATTGGATTAGTATATATTGTAATAGTACTTATCATAGGCTTCTTATGGTACAAGCACGACTTCATCAAATGGGAGATAGAAGTTTCAAATCTCTACAATCTCTTCGTAGAAGAGATGAGGCAAAAGTTTAAATAATCTATGTTCTAATATATACAATGGCAAATGAGGCGATATTAATTTTTCAAACAGCATTACCAATCCCATTCACAGTAGCTAACGGCGTTGGTATCGAGAAAGGTACTGTAGCACAATTGACAGACCCTATGACAGCTGTCGCACAATCTACAGCAGATGAGATGATTGCCGGTATTACTTCTACAGAAAAAATAGCAAGTGATGGTGTAACTAAAGTCGGAGTGTATAGGGAAGGAATATTCAAAATGACTCTATCAGGAGCTTGCATAGTTGGTGACGCTCTAGGTTCTGACGAAGCTCCTAACATGGTTAAGAGAGTTAGTGCAGTAGTATCAGGAGCAAGGATATTAGGTATTGCTTTAGAAACTGGAGCAGACAATGAAACAATCTTAGTAGAATTAAAACCAAGCAACGCAGTTGCAGATTAATAAAATGGCAGATAACTCAGGACAAGCAGAGATTAGAGGAATTGATATTGATAAGTTGGCTAAGGGATTTGCTGATGAAGAAAATGTATTTAAACGATTTGTAACATCTACTTCTACTTCTGCGAGAGAGATTAGATGGTATCAGAAAACAAGTGGATTCTTAGACTCTGTAGATACTACTGGAATTACTGCATCACAAATTGATAATGTATCTCACTTAGCATTACCTGTAGTAGTCGAACAATCATGGACTCGTAATACTTCTTATGTAAGAAAATACTTTGTGGAGTCTCCAACATTGTCAGAAGAGGATATTAAAGATTCTGACATAGATATCTTAGCTACTAATGTTCGAGATTTAACTAGAGCTGTTGCTCGTAGAGTAGATGCAAGAATCTATGATATTATTTCTGATACACAAGCTACTGGTTCTGCCGGTGTAGAAACTACAGGAGCTACTGGTACTGGATGGGATGATACTACTAACGGAAATCCTTTATTGGATATCATGGTGGCTAAAAGGAAGATTAGAGAGAATGGATACAATCCTGAAGGAGCTATTTTAGCAATGGATGCTCTAGCACATCAACAATTACTTAATTACTTAATCACAGTAAAAGGTTCATCAATACCTCAGTTCTCAAGTGAGAAAGTTAAGAGTGGTGTAGTAATGGAATTACTAGGAGTTAATGTAGTAGTATCTGAAAATGTAGTTACTGATTCAGTAACAATGTGGATACCTGCAAGGAGTGGTACTTGGAAGACTTTTACACCTATCACAGCACGAACTATTGAAGAGGCAGGTATTGGTACTAAGATTAGAGTATGGGAAGAGGGAGAGATATTATTAACTGACCCTAAATCTGTTCATGTTACAACAGATACAACAAGTTAAAATGACTCTAGATAATTGTTATAATTGGTATGAAAAGTTCTCTACACAAGGCAGGACTGCTGAAGCAGAAGAGATGAAGCGTAAGATTATTTCTAAAGGTGGGAGTATTGAAGAGCCTAAAGTTGAGGAGATAGTAGAAGAGCCTGAAGAAGAAGAAGAAGCTAAATCTAAGGGTAAGAAATAATGGCTCACGATGAAGCACCGGTTAATCGATTTGTAACTAAGACTATTGAGATTGCAGAGAGTGGTGTAGGAGCTAAGTCTTTTGCTGTAAGTGGTGGAGGGTTATTTGTTAGTGGT